TCTGGGAGCAGCGGCGTGTTCTTCAGCACGGAGGCAAGCTCAGCCTCGCTGCCGATGGGCGTTGGCGCACCGAACCCCTCTTGCCAAGTGATGAAGTCGGCGTTGCTCACCGGGACGACGGTGTTCGTCTTGCTCTGGTAGACGTTCGCCACATCACCGCCGATTGCCCAGTAGCGGTCATCCGTGGTGACGAACGCAGCGGTGAACCCGCTCGCCGTGTTGAACTGCGTCGGCATGTCGTTCATGAGTATTGTCCTCCAGTTTCCTTCCATCCGGCGATTGTCCCCGGCAGATAGTTTTCACCGCGCTGTGCGCTGTCCACCGTGCCGTTCATCGAGGCCCAGTACTTGCGCCCGGTGACATTGGCTGCCCCGGTGATCGACCGCCACATCTCGCGCGTCTGCCCGCCGTGCGTCGCCATCGAGAACGCCTGCGAGATGTTGATCGGCTGCTTGATGGTCATCGTCGGCTCGACGCTGGCGATGCCGGTGTTGTTGTAGTTGACGCCGTTCGCGTAGCCGTGGTGATGCGCCGCGCAATTCCCGTTGATGGCGTGATCGCCGTCGATGAACATGAAAGAGGTTGGACCTGAGATAAGGTTCGTCCCCGGCATCGCCTCGTATTGCGAATGCCCCTGCACCCATGTCGTGGAGCCTGCGACCCAGACGCCGCCGCCGTTGTCACCCGGCATCGGTGCCGTCGCACGGTAGCTGAAGCCATAGGCATGCCAGTAGCCGCCAGAGGCGGGACGCCAGACGCAGCCCTTGCCGGTGTTGAAGAACAGCGTTGCGGCAGGGTCCGCCGAGTTGCCCTGTAGCGAGACGACGCCTGAGCCGTTGGGGAGCGGGAAGCTGATCGGGTCGGTCGATGTGTAAACGCCCGGTGCGATCATGATGTAGAAGAACCATCCACCAAGATTATACTTGGTCATGGTGGCGAGCGCTTTCTGCAACGTGCGGAATGGTCCGCCGTGTTCTCCCGTTGGCGCAGCCGAAGTGCCATCGTAGAGCGTGTCATCGCCGGTGTTGGCGTTGACGTAGAGATAGGTCGGCGCGGTCAGCGTCACCGAACTGCCGCCCGGTTGCACGCCCGCGATGGCTTGGAAGTTCGCGCCATCATAGGCGACCTCGATCAACTGACCGGCCAGCAACTCATAGGCCAGCATCGGCGTCAGGTCCGTGTGAATGAGCGGCACTTGACCGTAGCCGCTGACGTTGACCGTGACCGAAGAAGTGTTGCCGTAGCCGACCTTGATGATGAAGCGCAGCCCCAGAGAGTAGCCAGAGATGGGAACGACAGGCGTGATCGCTATCTTGTTAGGCTCGCCAACGTCAGCACCGTAGTTGACCTTGCCCATCTGCACCGCCTTCGCAAGCTGGTTCAGATCAGCGTTGGTCGGAGCGAGGCCACTGAAGTTGATGAAGTGGTGAAGCTCACGCTGCGGATATTCGATGCTCTCCGCAGGCGGGATTGATCCCATCACTCCGGTTTCTGGATTGCCATTGACGTAGCTGGCATCCATGTCGCTGTTGCCGAACGGCGCGTTGTATCTCACGTTTAACCTCCTATGGTGTCCCGGCGATAAGGATGCGGCACATCGGGTCGACGCCGCATTGGTGTACTGACACGCGAAACCATATCTGCCGCTCTGCTGGCATCGACAGTCCCGAATAGTCGAAGATGATTTTAGTGTGCGCTGGCTTCCAGCGATTGAGCAGGCATTCGAGGTCGTCAGCAAGACCGATGCGGAGATGCGGATCAACGCCGCACTGACCTGACGACACGCGAAACCATGTCAGCTTGGCTTGATCGACATGCACGGTCCAATAGAAGCGATTGGCTGGCGGGCCGATGCCGTAGTTGGGCCACGCCGATAGCTCACCAACCTCAAGCGCCGTGCCGCGCGGGTCGAGGATCACCTGTCCCCATTCGTTGTACATCGGCAGCGGCTCTTCGCCGTAGACGCGATTGTCTCCGCACCTATCGAGGCCGACGACCCAGACGCGATATTCGTGAATGCTGATCGTGTAGCCGATGGACGCCGCGACCTCGATGAAGAATTCGCGAGACTGAGCGCCCTCGATTGTCATGCGCTGAACCAGCGCGTGCTGCCGCTCCGCGATTGATTGCGGCGCGTCGTAGCACGGGTCAGGCAATCCCCAATTGCGCTCCCAGTCAGGAAGAAGCTCGATGGTCTTGCGCGGGTCGCTCTCCGTCTCCAGCAGCCAACTGGCGCGCACTTCGAAGTCGCCCCAGATGCGCGTGAGGCCGCGCACGACTTTCATCAATGCGCTTTCGTCCTGACGCGGCCACGCCTGCCCAAGCGGGAGCAACGCCGACAGCGCCTCGGCATAGTCTTCGCCGCTGCGGGTGACATGCTTGTCCCCCGGCGCAGGCTCCAGCGGCGCAGGCTCAGCCCAGAATTGTAGCGCGTCAGGCATAGAGAATGGTCCCTAGTGCTGGCATGTATCCCGGCGCAGGCATCTCGGTCGTCTCGTAGTCAAGCTCATGCGTCTCTTCGCCAACGGCTTGACTGATCGCCTCATCGACCCATGAGCGATACCAAGTCTGACCCGGCTTCGACCTCCTGAACTCCAAGTCCTTGATCGACGCCTCGATGCGCGCGCGAACGCTCTCGTCGTCGGTGGTGAGGTTGCGAATTGTGATGTCGTAGAAAAAGAGAATGGGGGCGACGACGTAGCAGTCCATCACCGTGACCGGGCGCATCTTGTCGATGTGATCGGAGACGGTCCTAATATCCGCCTCTGTCGGCAGTCCGTAATTGTCAGGGTACAGGTCGTCCATCAGGAAGCGCGTCGTGATCGTGCCCGGTCCCTGTTCGCTCGCGGCCCACGCTCGCGTGACACCCGGCACCTGATAAGCCCATCGCTCATAGTCGGCTTGCGAGCCACCCATAGGCGGGTTCTGAATGCGCTGAAGAATGCGCTCGCGAAGCTGGTCGTCCGTCTCCTGATTGACGCCGCCATTCATGTCCCCGTCGAGAGTTGCGAGAGCAAGACCGACGATGGCTTCAATCGGCTGGACAGCAACGCCGTCAGGAAGATTGCCTATCGTCCCTGCGGTCAGCGCGACCGCCTCAGAGTTGCCGAACCCATCCGCGCCAATCGCGGCTTCGGTGACGGTCTGATACTGCACGCTGTTCATGCCCGAGAGCAGCGTGCCGATTGGCACGATGACGCCCGTGTTGCCTTGGAATTCAACTGTGCCGTTGGCGTAGGTTGCCGCCTTGCGTCCCTTGGAGCCATCCGCGTTGTCGAGCCAGATCACGCCGTGCCGGTCCAGCCATTCCGTCTCTGCCGTGTCGGGCATCAACTGCTTCGCCAGCCAGTCGAGATAGAGCATGGTGAGATGCGTCAACCCGCTCATCGCATCCGACATGATGCGAAGCACGGAGTTGGGGATCATCGCCTTCGCACCAAGCTGGCTCAGGACGTAGTCCCGCGTCAGCCTGCGCGTCTCTTTCAGCGTCGGCGTAATCCAAGGCATCAGCCTGCTCCCAATTCCTGCCAGAGGTCGGCGTAGCGCAGTTCGATTGCCGGGTCTGGTCCGCGATAAATCGTGACCGCGACGTCGATGCGGTCGATGTCAACCTTCTCCGCGACCACGTCGATGCGTGACGCGATGCGTTGCTCGATGAACGGGCGCATGGCATCCCGCGTCCATCCGTCAGCGCGCGCCAGCGTCGAGCCGCCCTTGGCTCCAGCCCCGGTGATCTTCGCGCGCCTGAGCAGCCAGAGCAGGCAGCCGACCGGCCAGCCATCCCATAGCTCTTGCGCGTCCATGTCACCCCACCAGCCCGCGCGGTCGGTGCTGTCAGGGTCGGGCAACTCCTCATCCGGCGGGGCGAGCGCGTTCGTGCCCAGCGCGACGATCACCGCCGACTGAAGATCAAAGCCGTCCTCGATCAGGTTCATGTCGTTCATAAGCCAGTCGAGTTGCACCGCGTAGGCGGGGAAATCCAACTGCTGGAGAAAACGAATGTCGCCCTTCATCGCCTCGCCTCCAGTGCTGCGATGCGTGCCTCAAGCGCAGCGATGCGCGCATCGAACGGCTGCATGTCGAGCGAGGTCGGAGGTCCCGGCAGCGGAGCCTTCACCAGCACCGCGCCCGCCCCGCTCTTCTTGGTGGTCATGCCCTTGCCGCCGTTGACGCCGTAGACCGGATGGTCCGCGCCCTCCTCACCCAGATGTATCTCTCCGATGAACACCCACTTGCCGCCCTCGTAGTAGCCGACCGTCTTGCCGCCGCTGTTGAACTCGATGCGCTTCTTCGAAATCTTCATCTCGTTGTTAACTTCGTCGCCTTCGTGCTTGTAGTCCTCATGATTGGGAGCGCTGGCTTTCTCTGCGAGTTCGTCTGGCGACAGCCTGCTCAGGTCCCATCCGGCATCAGCCCACGTCTTCAGGTTCTGCTCTGGCGTTTTCTTCTCGCGGTCCTGCTTCTTCTTGACGACATGGCGAACCGAAACGAAGCGCTCCTGCTTCTCGCTCTTGCCCGTCTCCCTGCCCTCGGCATCCCGCAGCATCTTGCCGCCGGGAGCCTTGCCGTCACCATCGTCGTCCAGTGACATGATGAAGGTCGCTGCCTTGCGGATCAGCGTGCCCTGCCCCTGATGGTCGTACTGGAAGCTCTCACCCGGCTTCATCCCCATCGGGCGATGCCTGCGGTCATCGACCGCGATGACGACCGGATGATTGCGCTGCCCGCCCATCAGCAACGCGATGCCCTCAGCCGCCGCGCCCTTGATGTTCGCCATGCCACCGCCACCACCGCCGCCGCCCTTCTGGTCCTCGTCGCGCGGCAGCGGTATCGATGACATGCCGAACGACTGCATGCGCTCGACAATCTTGCGCCCCTCCTTGACCATGCCGTCGAACGACATCTCCTGCATCATCGGATTGTCGTTGCCCTTGTTCAGGCTCAGCCGAACAATCTGGTGCATCACCCGACCCGACATTTCGCTCAGGCTATTCCTGTTCATCGCCGCCTCCTCATCGGTTGGGTCTGGTCAGGACCCGGTGCCGCCGCTGCCGCAGCCTTGTCAGCCTCAGCCTTGTCCTTCGCGTCCTTGATCTGCTGTGCGCGGAACGCCAAGTTCTCCGACCGGAAGTTGAAGCGACCGTTCATATGGATGGGCATCACCATCTGCATGGTGGTCGTGGTCCCGCCGCCATCCGTCTGCTCATAGGTGCAAGCCGCGCAGCCCATCACCTCGTCGTAGAGGATCAGCGAGGGCGAGGTCACCGCGTAGTACTCTCCCGCGCGCCAGATATCGTCGGACTGGTTTGCGTCCTTGAACCAGCCCTGCACCGTGATCTGCGCCTCGATGTAGCTGCCCTCGGTGAATACCTTCTCCATCGCGGCACGCTGCTTGACGCCATGCATCTTGTCGGCAACGTCAGCGACGACGACCAGATGCCGGTTGCGCGTCGAGGTCCCACTCTCCTCAGCGACCTGTTTCTGCTCGCTCTCGCCGTGAGCCGCGTTGCTGCCCTTGTTCTGACCGACCGCGAAAATCTTCTTGTAGACGTGAGGGTCGCGCACCGCCGCGTTCGCCCTCAGGATATTGATGCCCTCGACCAGCCAGCCCTTCGTTGAAGCGCCGTGGTCCCCGATCAGAAGCAGCCCGCCGTTCGCCTCGGAGCCGATCAGGATTTTCCTCTCCTTGGCGTAGCGCTCGATGGCTTGCATCGGCGTCTCACCCGGCTGCACCTGAATGTTTTCGAACGGCGTGCCGTCAACGTTTCCGCGCTCATGGATTTTGATGTTGAGATGCGCCGACAGGTCCTTGGCGAGTTGCGTCACCGATTTTCCATCGTGACCGTCCAGCTTGTCCAACGGCACCGACGAGTTGACCAGATCACAAGTGTCACCAACGCCGTTCAGCCTGACCCCGTGCTGACCCTTGTCGTAGCCGACATGCCTCTCGATGATGTAGCCGAACACCGCAGGCGCGCCGCCCAGCAGGACCCGGACCACATCACCCGGCACGAACTGCGCGCCAGAGATGCTGAGCGGCACATCGACTTGCTCGGTGCATTCGAACGTGAAGGTCGGGAATGCCTCGGTCCACTTCTGCTCGACCCTGACGCTGGTCCAGTTGGTGAAGTACTGACCCCGCACTTCCAGCACGGCCATCTCCTTCGAGATGGTTTTGTCCCTCGTATAAAGCGGGACGCCATCCTTGTCCGTCTCGGTCGCGGGACGGTTGATCGGGCGGTCGCGCAACTCCGCAGCCAGTTCAGTGACCTGCTCAGGAAGCTCGATGGTGAAGTCGTCAGCCATTTACACCGCCAGCATCTTGCCCTCGCGGGGCATGAAGGCAGGATGCACAACGTGGTTCTCGCTGATCAGATCAACGTGCCGCCTCGGGTCGGCGTAGGCGCGCTGAGCCATCCGCAGCGACGGCATCGGCACTGCATAGTTGTAGCTGATCACACGGGGAAGCTGACGCCCGCGCTCCGCGAGATGCTTCACGACATCGCCATGCAGAGAGATGATCGCCCGATAGGTTGCGGCGTCGAGGTCGTCGGCAGCGACCTCAGCCGTTGCGCTGAAGGCGGCATTCATCTGCACCGCAATCGCATCGACCTCCTCGCGCGAGCGGAAGCTCATGTAGGCAACGATGCGCGCCTCCATCGCCAGCGTCAGGCGAATGATGGAAAGCACGGTCTGCACGGCTGGGAGGCTGCCCGGTTTCTCTGCCAGCGCAGCCTTCCTCACCCGGTCCATCGTCACCAGCGTGGCTGAGCAATGTCTCGCGAGATCAACGCAGACGTTGAAGGCGAAGCAGAAGGCTTGGAGGTCGGTCATGTTGCGATCAACGATCATCATGCCGACTGCTCGCCGCAACGCCGTACCCACCTTCCCGCTCGGCGTCACCGCTGCCGTCAGGACGACTGGTCCGATGCGCTGGACAATCCCCAAGACCTCGTCTGCCTCGTCCCCCGTCATGAGATGATCCCGACGCCAAGGTTGGATTTGAACGCGAAGTTGCCGTGCTGCATGCCGAAGCCGGTCGCCCCCTTGAGGCTCGCCGCGCGGTCACCCGCATCCGCGCTCCGGTGAACCAGCGCGTAGCCCAGCATCCGCTCGACGCCCTTGTCGGTCAGTTGCCCCTTGGGAGGACCGATCATCTGATCCTCCAGCTTGAATGCGCTGTCCTCAATCTGCCCCGCCGTAGAAATCTGCTGGCGATATTGCGGATCACCGTACTCGATGAAGTCCATTTCAATGGTGCAGTAGCCGCCGCGCTCACGCGCCTCGGTGACGGTGTAGGAGTTCACCATCACCTTCTCGTCGCCCAGCATCGATGACAGCGGAAGTCGAAGCTGACCGGGTCCATCCTTTTCGAGCGCGTTGACCAGCCGGGTCTTCTGCTCAAGATAGTTTTTGCCGATCAGATAGCCCTGCACCAGAAACCGTTTCGCCTTGCGCCCCATGTCCTCGGCGTAGGGCGTGTTGCGCTTCGGGTACTCATGCACGGCCACGCGCCGCCCGCCCTGACGAGCGTCGGTCTCCACAAAGAACTGCACGCCGCGAAAGTGTGCTTCCTGATACTTGTCCCGCCACGGAGTGGGGTGTTTGCTCTTGAGGCTCATATCGACATTGTCTCCGCAGCATCTTCAGTCTTCTGCATCTGCCGATGCTGTTTCACTTGCGGCTTCTGGAACAGGTCGCCCTTCGTCTTCGTGTCCGCATCCGCCTTGGTGCCGTTGGAGTTGACCGTGACCTGAACCTGACCGCTCGATGCGGCTGGCGCAACTTGCTGATCTATGCGCGCGGTGCTGGTCCCTGCGTTCGCGGCAATCTGCTTCTGCCTCGCCTCGGCTACTTGCTCTGGCGTCATCATCCGCTTCAGCCCACGCGCGACCGCCGCGCGCTCTTCGGCGTTGCCTGCATAGGCTCCCAGCCCCTGACCGATGATCGCCTTGGACCCGGTGGTGCCGACATGGATTTTCCGGCTGTCGCTCATGTAGCCCGCGCCAGTCCCGCCCGCGCCAGCCGCCGCGCTCTCCTCCAAGAACTTCAATCGGCGCGGGTCGCTGCGGTCGAGGACCTTGCCGGTCTTCGGGTCGATCACATCGATGTCAGCCGCTCGCCCCTTGTCATGGCGGTGCGAGCCGGTGTGACCGTGCGCCCCCTCCATGCGCTGACCGCCTGAGGTCACGCGAACCTTCAGCCCCGAAGCCTCGGCGGAATATTCCAGCGCCTCACGAAGCTGCGGGTCGAGTTTGCCCCTGCGAACACCGGCAACACGGCTTTGCGCCTCCTCGACGTTGCCCTGCCCTGTCGCGACAGGATTGGATTGACCATTCGGCTGTGCCTTCTCCGACCCCGGCACCGGCTTGCCGTCGAGGCCAAGCACTCCCGGTCCACCGCCTACCCCCGGTGGAAGCTGAGCGGACTGTCCATTCGGCTGCGCTCCCGCTGTCGTGGTTTGCGCTTGCGCCGCTTGATTGGCGTAGCCGCGCCGCGTGCGAAGCTGCCCCGGTCCCTGATCCTGCGGAGCCTCGTAGTTCTTGGTCGCCACGTCTGCGGCGTGATCCTGATTGCCGGTCTCAATGGCAGCGCGCGTCTTCGGATATTTCGTCCACGCCTCATGCGCCATCCACTTGCCTTGGTTCTCAGGCGTGTCGGGCAGATTGTTTTTTGCAAGCCACGCGGTCATGGCTTTGCCGCGCGCCTTGTCGGCACCGTAGATGGAAGGAACGTATCCTCCCGCCCTGCCAAGCCTGCGACCGGCATCGTGAAACTGGCTCTTCAATCCGCTCTCTGCCATCGCCTGACCAGTCAGAACATTCGCTCCGACCTCAGCCGATTTCTCGTTCGCGCCCTCCGCGAGAAGCTGCTCCTTGATGGATGCCTTGACCGTCGCAATCTTGTTGTTCTGATCCTTCGCCGTGACGCGACCACCGGGGGCTGACGCTCCCGCCGGGGCACCGGGAGGCGCGCTCACGCCGGGAGGGCGGTCTTGGCTCTTGTTGGGGTCGGTGTCATTCGGGGCTGAGGTTCCATCCGGTCTGGATGCGGACTGCCCATTCGGGCTGTCAGCCCCGGTGGTCGAGCCTGAGTTGCCCCCACCTGACCCACCGCCGCCCCCTGAGCCGCCTCCACCGCCACCCCCGCCACCGCCGCCCCCGCCTCCTCCACCGCCGCCGTAGCCCCCGCTGACGCCGCCCAGCGAGGCTTTGATGATATTGCCCCCACCGCTCAGAGCCGCGCCGCTCTCGACGTAGGATTTGAACTCGACCAGCGCATCGAAAACGCCGACCTTGATAATGCGGGACTGGTTCGCTTCGTCACCGCCGCCGCCCGCCGGGGTGATCATCCCAGACGTTGATGGCGTGAACTGCTCAGGACCTTTTTCACCGACCGTGTATCGGATGCCGCGCGAGACGGGACCGCCGACCGCGCGCCCCGGACCCGGAGGTCCAGCCCCCGGCGTCGTTGCTTCATTGGTCCCCCAGAGGTCGCCCCACCACTTCGACGCCAGCGACTGCTTCGGTGCCTCAGTGAACCCCAAGCCGGGTTGACCGTGTAGCCCGCCCCACCAGTTGCCTGCCTTGCCCGCCAACTCCGCTGGCGTCTGGTTCATCCAGTCCATGCTTGGACCGAACGGCTGCGTGCCGAAATTCTCAGCCGCCGCCTTCTTGCCCTCTGCGCCACCCTCCCGCATCTTTTTCAGATTTTCGTAGAAGGTCGTGACGTCCTTCATGAACTTTTCAAAGTCCGCTGAGGCTTTGTCCAACTCCTCGGAGAGGAACGGAAACAGCTTCACGCCGACCTTGGTCTTCAGGATGTCCCACTTCTCACCCATGTCGACCAGACCGTCCGCGTAGGCTTTCGCCGCCGCCTTGTCTGCCTCGGTGATGATGGGCTGCTTGTTTTTCTCCTTGATGAAGTCGGCGTAGGACAGCCTCGCGGTGTCGGCACCCAAGCCGATCATCTCAAAGAAGCGCCGCGCCTTCCCACCCGTTGGATCAGCCTTGTCCAGCACCTCCTTGAAGTCGAACGCCACCTTGAGCTTGTCGCTCTGCTCGGTCGCGGCGTTCATCGCGGCGAGAACATCGCCCGCGCCGAACTTGATCAACTCCTCACGCACGGAGCCGATGCGGTACGAGAAGTCCTCGGTGTTGCGCTTGAAGTTCTTGAGCGAGGTGTTCATCGCCTCAGGGGCAATGCCTGCCTTCTGCGCTGCGGCTGACCAGCCGCGCAACGCCTCTTCGCTCATACCCAGTTCTTTGCTGGCGTACTTGAGTTCGACAATCTTCTTCGCTGTATCGCCCAGCGAGCGGACCAGCATCCCCGCCGCAAGACCAAGTCCCGCCGCGCCGAGACTGAAGCCGCCCAGACCGGGGAGAGCCTGCTGAAGCCCCTGCCCGACGCCCTGAATGGTTTTGCCAAGCGCCGCGAACTGGGTGTTGATCTGAGCAACGCCCTTGCCCGCGTTGCGCGGGACAAGACCAATCTCGCGACCGATGGCGCGGATGTTTGCGAGCGCCTCCTCGGAGACGACTGTCGCTCGCAGCCTCAGGACTTCGTCGTTCGCCATTCGCAGCGCGCCCTCAGCGTGGTCGCTGCGCCTCAGCTTGAGCGAGCAACCTGTCTGTCCAACTCATATGCCGCTCGACCTCGCTCACCGGCATGCTCAGAAATTCGCCCGGCGGTCGTCCGTAAAACCGCGCCATGCGATAGCAATTCAGTATTGCATCGCCTGCGCGTCCGGTACGAAAAAACCCATGAGCCTATGCGCGCAAGTCGAGAAGTCCTTGCCCCTCATCGCCTTGATCGTTGACGGCGGCACCGCCGCCAACACAGACATCACGCCCGCCATCACTTCGGGGTTGGGCGTCACGACGCCAGTCTGCCAGTCGATATTGACCGGCCACTTCTCGCCAATCGCCTGCATGTCACCGCCGGTCGGCTCGCGGAAGGTCAGCTTCTTAATCATCTCTCCGCTCGACATCACCGGCTTCGATAGCTCGATAGTGATGTCAGTCGTGGTAGGAGCCGCCGCATCCTCCTCGACCAATTCGACCGGCTTCTTCGCCACTGCTTCACCCGCCATTGAAGTTCGCCTCCGTTAAATTTCGTCGCCGTCAACGCCTTCGAAGCGGACCCTGAACTGACCGTCGCTGGTGTTGATTTCGACCGGACCCTTGTGCCACGCGTTGCGGAGGACGTAGGTCC